ATTTTTATTAACCCAAATTCTATGAATATTTATATCTTTTATAAAGTTATAATTTGTAACAGTCATATACGCGTTAATTTCTTTTTCAAATTTTTTCAAGTAGTTATATGAATCTTTGACATAACAATGTAATTCGCTTGTTGTGTTTACTTCCATAATTTCTACAAAGTCATTGTAATCAAGTAGTGATAATAAGTCAATTAGTTTCATTTCTATCGTTCCTTTCCTTATCTTCCTCTTTATTATATCATAGTTTTATTTAATCGTCAACTATTTTAACTTTAAATTCTTTTAATAACTCACATGCGTATTCATATTGTAAGTCATTTGTTAGCATTTTAATACTGCACATTTCTATCACTTTATCTGTCAAATATACACTAACAATCAAGTTAGGAAGTTTTCCATTATGCAAATATCCGCCAACTCCGTGATAATCGTTTATATACCACGAAAAATCTAAATTGTGTTCAGTCAATAGATTTTTGCTAACGCTAAGCATTTTTCTATGTATGTCATTAGTCTTCATCTCTATATTTCCTTTCTACATTTATTTCTACACAATATATTGTTGTAATCGCCATAATCGCTACACAGCAAACGATTGTAAAACATATAATATCTATCATTATGACCACCACCAAGCCAGAAATAGGATGATAGCGGCGGTTTCCAGAAGAAACCACGCGCTGTATTTTATTACTTTCATTTATCAAGTTCACCATCCTTAATAGTTATAACACATAGATAAGTTGGGTCATTTTTCATTATAGGAGTTGAATCAACTTTACATTCCAATAAATAATAACCCAATGTTCTTCTCAAGCTTTCTAAACTGCCAAAGTATATAATGTGGTCATGATATTCTATTCCAACCATTTCATAACTTCCGTTTTCGATTAGCTTATTTATGATAGTTTCTACCGTTTCCATTATATTTCTCCTTCTTCAATTATGATATAATATGTTTTTCTACCAAGCTCTACTCCTTCTTCCTTAGTAGCCTTACATTCTCTAATAAATCTTGTTGTTGCCCATGTAACTATATCTATAAATCCAGACATAATTTTATTACCACGGTACATAATAACTACGTATTTTTCTGGTTTATTTGGTAGTTCGATTAATATGTTTCCTACAGTTTCCATTATATTTCCTCGCTTTCATCAATTTCAACAATTACTCTATATTCCCAATCCCACAGGTATTCAACGTGTTTTACTATAAACAAACGTGAAAGACCCCAGTACACTTCTTTCGGTGACATGTACGCGATTGTGTCACCATTGTAAATAATCTGAAGTTTATCTGCTTTATTATTCTCCATTAGTTTATAAGCCAGTTCTACAAGTGTTGTTTTCATTTTCTTTTCTCCTTTAAGGGGTTACCTTTATTACACTTATATTATAACAAAAGAAGACTAAAAAGTCAACTACTTTTTAGCCTTAATTTCAAATTTATCATTCATTAAAACCACACCTCCTTTTACTTGGTGCCCTATTAACTTTTGGTCAGATTTAAAGCCAACTTTGAAAGCGTCATAAGTTAATATATTTTTTATTTTGTCTGGCATTCCTGCACACTTAACTTCAAGCAGATACATGCTTCCCCTTTCATATCCAAAGTGCGGCGGTTTTTGTTCTACAAAATCTTTCCACGGCATACCGCTTTCTTTATGCTCTTTTTCATATTCTTTTACTTTAGATAACCATTTCTTTTTTTCTTTGTTTGTTTTGCATATAACTTTATCAATATAAGTTTTTTGACGTAAATATTTTGCTCCTATATTGTATGTTTCGACTTTCCAACAATCTAGGTGCGTATCATGAATTTTTATGCTTTTAGGTATATGCCACCCAATCATATGTACGCTGTCAGTGTCGACATAAATGAAACGGTCTTTGTCAGATTTATAATTTATATATGATTCGTTAACTTTGTCTATTGTACTGATTATGTCATATCTAGACCATGCAGTAATAAATATTGCTAGCGGCAAATATATAGGGTCTTTTATAGTTACATCCTCAACTTCAATAACTTCTCCGTCTTCTTTAAATTCTGGATGAGTTGGAACGCGGAATTTTAGCACATCATTGAGTAAATAAGGTTCTTTTTCTTTTACTTCTGGATTCGTCCCAAATTTTCCGTATAATGCATTCATGCGTAGTTTCGCCATAAGCCTTTTCACACCCTCACTTGTTTCCTTTGTTTTCATCAGAGAATTTATATAATCGTTAAAAAATTGTCCTTTTGCTGTTTTAAAATAAAAACCATCCAAGTACTCAATATCATATACGTTGTAGTGTTTAAAGAATATTTCTAGGTCTGGTGATGGTAGCCACAATTCAACTTGCTCGTCTATATAATCATCTATTCTACTGTGCTCTAGGTATTCCGTATCACAGTAACGTGCAGTTTTCTTTATCTGTATTGTTGGTATATATCTATCTTTTACATCAAATCGACATAAGAAATGTTGGATATAACATTTACTATCACCAGTATATTCTCCCTCAAAATAATTGGGAAGACCGTACGGCATTTCCCTTGTGCACATCATAGACGGGTGCATACTATTTTTATCTATATTACAGCATATGCCAATTTGTCCATTTTCTGAAATTTTGGCATATTTTTTGTTAACATATACAAAACCTCCAGCATATGACTTCCGCAACATTTTATCTGTTTCATGGTCTAAAACTGGAAAGTATTTTGTAAATTGTTTTTCTCCTCCTATATTTTCTTTAAAATTTGCTAATGTATCACTTCCTGTTGTCATCTTCTTAAATCCCTCTTCAAATAACATTTTTAATGCCCTAGCAAGTATAACAACATCATGCCGTAAATATTCTTTATCTGTTGCGCTTAATACACCATTTTCTTTTCGATAACAATTATAATCTATTTCCAACTTTTGCATGTCTGAATCAAATCCAAAATTTTTGGCAATAGCGGAAATGCTATATGGCATTTTTTTCAAACTATCTTGTATAATTGTTTCATGTTTATTTCTACCTTTGACATCCCACACAATGCTTATTTGGTACCAAACTCCTTGCTTATTTATCATTGTATCGAATGTTTTAGGCTCTTTTTCTTTAGACCATTTATAACCGTTTTTAAGTAGCCACCACACAATAAACGAACCGTCAAACTTTAAGTTGTGAAAAAATAACACAGGTTTATGAAGTGTTTTAACATATTCCATAAATGAATCAATAGAGGTACCGCTTACCATGTCATAATTATCATTATCGTATACTTTGCAACACCCCCACGCCCATACATACGTTCTCATACCTGCTTCTATTTGTTCTTTCGTTAAAACTAATGTTTCAAAATCACAAGCGTATGAATTTTTAATATTTGTTTTCATTTCTTACTTCTTTTTCTGTATTTTTTTATTGTAAAAATCTGTTACAGTATCTTTAAATAAAATGTAATTATCTTCTGATTCTGGGTTACCATAAACAAAATCAATGTTTAATACCTCTGTTGTATACGCAAATTCAGCTAATTCTTTTGCGCTCATTCTTTTTATCTTTTTTATTATTTCTTTTATTTCTTTTTCATCTCCAACGTTTCCAAACTTTGTTTCTATTGATTTAATTAAATTAGCCTTATATAACGCATTCATTTTTTCAGTATATTTTTTAGTTTTCATGCGTTGCCAAGCTTTTACTTTACGTTCTAACGCGCTATTAGATTGTAATGTTTCTGGGTTAAATCTAACGCTATTTAATTCTGGGAAAGCTGTTTCCCCTAGATATTTAGTTGCCCTCTGTCCGTGATATTGACCTACTGTTTCTTTAACTGCTTGGCTACCTTCCTCACGTATAAAAGGTTTACTCAATATTTGTGAACGTTTTTCGGCTCTTTGCTCATTTATTTGTTCCGCCAGTTTTTCAGCTCTTTTTATAAGCTTTCTATTAAGCCAAGCGCCTTGTTTATTTCTGTAATACCCTTTTTTCTTTTTCATAAAATAAAAAGAGTGTTTTCACACCCTTTAACTCTAGAACGGCAATTCACTTTCTGGCGGATAGAATGTGATATCAGTGAATGTATTTCCATCTCTTGTTTTGGTTTTTGTCATAATCATTGGTACTCCCTCCTGGCATAAGTCATTAACCAGTTCTTCTTTTTCAACTTCTTCAATAAATTTGCTTAATTTTGAACCGCCGTGATAATAATGTTCTTTATCTTCATCAACAATAAAGGCGATATAATGGTTATAACCATTTCCAACCTTTTTCGTTCTGTGTTCATAATCTCTTAAAGTAACCTTATCGCCTAGAATATTTTCGATTTTTTCAAGCTTTCTACCGATAAAACATTCTTTTGTTCCGTTCTGTTCCTTTGCTAATTCCTTTAATGTTTTCATTTTCTAATTTCTCCTTTACTAGTCTAATTCTAATTCGTACTGTTCATCATCCAATACAATAGCGGCATTTGCAATAAAAGTTTCTTCGCTCATTTCATAAGTGTTTATTTCTTCTTTAACGCTTCCACTTACTACTTTAGCTTTGCATACTTCTTCAATGTCAGCAATTGCTTTTTTAACAATTTTTCTTTCGCTGAATTTTCCTACGAAATCAACTTCTTTTAAAATTGAATTTCCGTCATTTAGAAGTACATTAACTGAAGCTGTGCCAGTGATAATGCTCTTTTTCATTTTATCTCTCCTTTCCTTAACTACATCTTAATTATATCAGAAGATTTATTTAATGTCAATACTTTTAAAGTAATTTGTTTAAATCTTTTGCGTTAAAATATGCCTCCGTGTCGTCATAATATACGCATGCATTTTGAATCATTGTACGTAGTAATCTCATATGATGATTGTTTTTGAAAAATTGAAGCATTACTACATTTGGTTGCATATCATCTGTAGTAAGAGCATATGTTATACTGTCATTTTTACCTACTTTGGTACTTATATATAACTTACTGTCTTTATAGTCCATCCACAAACCTAAGTGCTTTCCGTAAATATCAACGCTTGCAATGTGTATCGCTTCTGGCGTTTTATTTTTGATAAATGGAGAATCATCGTTTATAAATTCGTTATCTATCAGATAACCTCCTATTTTAGATTTTCTTTGTAGCATTCCTAACTTTGTTTGTGATTTAAAGTTTATATATTCCTGGTCGGCAAAATGATGAAAAAGCAATAGTCCATCTTTGTCCTTTACAATGTCTTTATTATCTATTCTTTTTGTATATCCCCAGTAAACACAATGTGGGTTATTCATGGTAACCGAGTTAGCTAAGCACAGACACTGGCATTTTTCTCGACTTCGGAAAACCGTTTCCATAAATCCAATAAGCGCGTCAACTTCGTTTGGAAGATAAAACAATTTTGACGATTTTTCAATAATAAATTCGTCAAATATAATGAGATTTACTTTATCATAATTTGTTGACTTTTTTGTTACAGCATTAGACAGGGCAACCGCCTTGCAAAATATATTTTTCTTTTTATATAGGTTTTTAGAATCTTCTTTTTCATCTCCTGTGCGTTTTATGATGTAACCTGTTCTTCCTTTTACGCTTATAATGTAGCCCGGAAATTCTCGTGAAACCTCGTCAAATTGTGTAGCAAAATCTTCTAATTCACTTTTATACCTGCGCAAATATATAAATTGCTTATTTTTATATATTTTATTTTTTATGCCTTTTACAAAACTACCGTATGTTTTACCGCCACCACGGTTGCCTAGGACATAATTAAGTAGACAACCGTGTGACAGCGTTAAGTTTGGGTTATACCACAAGTTTATTCAACTTTCCAGTAAACCGTTTTTCCATCTGTAGTTCCGTATGCGACATAATGTTTTTTATTTGTTTTGCTACTTACATACTCTAACCAATACCAACCATCAGCTTTTACAACGTTTTGATGGTTTAATTTCATTCCTGTATTGTACCAATCCCCCGTTAATGCGGAATTATCAAGACTAGGTTTGTTACGCACACGAATGTAATCATACTTTGCGGAAGCTTTACCTTTTGATTTAATAGGTAAATCTGGGGATTTATTATCCCATACTTTAGGACGCAAGCACCCTGCAATATCGCTAACATACATAAGACCCTTGTTAACGCTTGCACTGCCATATTGATTTTGAGCTTGTAAAGTAAACGTGCTACCTTTGTTTAGCCATCCTGCAAATACTCCAATATGGGAAAGAGGTGTAAGGCTTCCTCCGTTTTTAAATACAACTACATCACCATTTTGTAAACTAGATACGGGTACCTCTTTAAACTTATCAAGAACACCGTTATTTTTACGGTTATTCCAAATATCAATAACGTATCCTGTTGAGGTACAGTTAATTATTTTACTACCGATTACAGTACATAGATATGCAAAGTAATCCCAACACTGAGCGCCATAATAGCCGTCAATATCATAATACTTTCCATACGTATCTTTTAAGAAATCATTTGCTTTCATTTTGTTCCTCGCTTTCTTCGTTTCCTTTTAATTGTTCTAAGCAATCAATAAGTTTTTGCGGCACAGGTAACCCCATCTTTGCAGAATTTTCAACGATTGAAAGGCTTTCATTCGCAATATAAAACATTGTTACAAGTGTTCTGCAAATATAACCATCTGTTCCCATGGCTTTATCAACTTGTGCACCTACTGCAACAAGCGCTAGTATCATTACCTTTTTAGCGATACCTTTAAATCCTATTTTACTATCGAGATTAACCCTATTTGCAATAACTCCAGTACTATAGTCAATAATCATAATAATAATAAGGCACTTAAAAGCCACATCTATACCCCCAAAAACATATACAAAGAATGTGCTTATTCCTGTCCACAAAATGTTAGCTATATCTTTATAGTTAATATTCATATTTTTAACCTCTTATTCATTTACTGTTCCGTCAAGTCCGCCTTTACTCAAAGTTGACTTATGCGTATAAGCTATGCCTTTTACACTTCCTACCGAAACACTTGATTCGTTATATATACAATTATATACCGTTCCTTTTGTGTCAGTTCCGAAACTGAACTTTGCCCCTCTACTAAGTGAAGCAACATTTCTAGCTGTAATATTGCATGATTTGTGAAGCTCAACATTCGAATTACCTACTGCTCTTATCCATCCATTTCCATTTTGACCACCAGTCATAGTAGCAGTACAACCACTAAAGTCAACGTTACTTGCATCGATTGTAATTTGATAATCACCAGTAAAATTAAATACGCAATTTTCAAATTGAACATTTGCACAATTTTCTACGGTTACTTTTCCATTAAAAGTTACGTTACTAATTTTTAAGTAGTGCGCTCTGTTTTTAATGTGTATTTCACCACTCGCTACTGTCGCTGATGTTGAAGACGATTGTATACGAACAGGCTGAAATGAAGACGCATAACTAATAGCAAACTGAACATACTTAAATGGTGAATCACTTGTTCCTTTCCCCCAGCTAGCGGTATTACTATTTACTCGTATACGTTGCTCACCTATCACTCCGTTAAATTCTAATTCACTACTTTTATCACTTAAACCGCTGTCATATGGGTTTATTTCCCATAATGACCATGAATTATAATCAGTAAAAACAGAATTATTACCATATTCTAACATTTTTATTGTATTTCCAGTAACATTAAGACCCTCAAATTCTTTAGCTTCGTAAGTAGGATTGCACAAATATTGATACAATAAACCGCCCGAAACCTTATCAACTCGAATCGCATTCCTCACAAAGTCATACACACTTGAAGTATTATCACTCCATAAAGTAAATATATTACCTTTAAAATATGCTAAACCGTTAAGACCCCCTAATAGTCTACCTTGAAACGATGGTCTCGAAATAGAAACAGAATATACAGAAGTAAAGGAAACATCTAAACCGCTACCAGAACATTGGCAAACATGAATTTTATTATCTTCTGTTTGTACGATAATGTGCGGTGAATTACCAATTTTATTAGCAATGTTTATTTGTGATGACACCCCATTTACAGGTACTGTATTATTGATTCCTGTTGAAGCGTCATACATAATTAAATTGTTAGCATTAATTGGGCATACCATATATACATATTTTCTACCATTTGCAGTTAAAGACGGCATATATGTTAATGAATTTCCGTGCCCCCATGGCTTTTCTTCTGTGGATTGCAATTCTAGCAAGTCATTATAACGATTTAAAACCGTCTTACTTGTATTAGCATTTCTGTTAACGGCTAAGACATTGCTCGTATAATCGTCCCCGTCCGTTAAATAACACCAGCCTTGAAAACTATTGCCGTCACTTGGCTTTTCTACTTGTTTTAATAATTTAAAACTTGGGTATGCTGTTGGTATTTCTTTAACAGCTAATATCTTACTATCAGGGTTTTCGTCAATCGTTTGCCCGTCACATATCACCTTGCTACTGCATATAAATAGCTTGTTTAGTATATATCTACCTTTAGGTATATAAACGTAATCATAATTGTCAATAATACTAGCTATTTTATCAAAAGCGGCTTGTGAAGATGAGCGAGCTGTTGGGTCTGCTCCTCCGTCTGTGACAACGTTCCAAATCCTAGCACTTGCTTTGTTAGGAAGATTATTGTTAATAATGTTTTGAACCTGCTGTCTTGCTGTTTTATCCTTAATAGAGTATGTTCCATCTTCAAATTCTAGATTAGCTACCTCTGGCATATTACTCTACCTCCTTATAACGTTTGAAAACAAAGCTTAACGTTTCCGTTTTATCGTTATAGTTAACACCTATTTTAATTAACCCTTGTTCAAGCCACTGCTGTAGTAAGTTACCAGCATATTCCCATAAATTATCATTTATCCACGCCACCAACTTTTCAAACTGTTCTTGGGTTAAGTTAAGCATATCAATAACGTTTGCAATCTGATAACACAAGGAGTGTAATAATTCTTTGTCGCTATACGCTTTTATAAACTCCATATCATAACGAGTTATTGTATTAACCGCGCAATTAAGGTTGTTTGTTACTGGTCTGATATTTGGGTCAAACGGAAATGTCGGTCTAAAATCTGCCATATCTCATGTTCCATCCTTTCATATAATACATAAGTTTCATTTTATTTCTTTTTGTGGGTGTTGGTGTCGGTGGTGTAACACCTCCATCATACTTTTTAAATACAAGCTCCATAGTGTTAACTACGGTAGTATCATTTATATACCATATGTCAACTGGTTCTGCACTGTCTTGCAAAGCATAACATGGATTTCCCATTGCGCAAGTAATACCATAGGATACAAGACCCTTATTCTGACCTTTCGCTTGGTCTAGATGACAATGGTCACCGTATGCTTGCCCTGCTATACCTGTATGGGATATCAAATCTCCTTGTTTAAATTTTGTTGCTGACGGAGGTGTTTCATCATGCGTAAAACTAAAACATACATAACCTATCCCACTTGGTGTTGCAACCTCATTATCTGATTGATAACCTCTAGTATTTCCGACGCTATCTTGATATATTAAGTGACAATCACACGGAGCATATAATGGATAACGAGCGCTGTTGCCTATAATATCCATAGGATGTCCGCAACAATGTGAAAATGAATCCGAACCAGATAACTGGGTGATATTCATTATATCACACGGAAATAAACAAACTTGATATTTCCCATCATCAGTATTCATCTTTTGTCCTGCTTTCATTGTAGCACGTTAACCCTTTCTATTCCGTCAATTTTTAATTTTTTAAGTTCACTTAATTTTTCTACGATACAAACTTTATAAGACAACACCATTCCATAAGTAACTGAATCAGAACATTTGTCAAGAGAACGTAACGAACGATTTACCAAATAAAGCTCCTTTCTTGCAAATTTTAAAGCGTCATCTATTTTCATATCGTATGGCATTGTTTTAGGTTTGTATATCTCCATTGTTATTCCTCCTTACCATGCACAAATAAATAAATCACAGCAAAACTTATATATTTCGCTATAAATTCCGTTTAATTCTTCGCGGAATCGTTTATAATAATCAAAATCAATCATCATTTTTTCATCAGTTTTATTTCTGTTGAAATTTCTATTCCCTACATCATTACCAGTGGTATTATTACTACCGCTTGAATCGGTGTTATTAGTAGAATTTATGCTAACGTTATTGTCCTGTGTATCTGTCATATAAGCATTAGTATTAGTGACGGCGCTTAACGGAAAATCTCTATTTATATTATCTGTTTGCTGTTCGCTTGCTCCTGTTACATCAGTTTTATCATTGTACGAACTATTTGAACTACTTTTATTAGTGGTATCTTCGTCAAACGTTTCACGTGAAACATACTTTTCTGTTCCGCTTATATCTTCCGTAGTAATCTTATCAAAAAATTGATTATACAACGGGAATAATTGATACATCCTATCGGCTAACATTGTCTGCCACGATAAGTATGTGTGTGCTTCTACTGTGTCAGAAATACGATAGTTAAAGAAATGCAAGATAAAATTAACCTCAAAGTCTTCTTTAAATTTTGGGTCTATCGGATAATCGAAACCAAAAATCCTAGAACGCTGATTCCTTATCAATTCCATAAAATTTGTGTTAAAGTAATCAGTGTTTTTATACCCACTTCTTATGATATCACTCACCAACAAAGTCATACACCTCTTTTTCTTCATAACCGTCTGGTACTTCTTCACCACGCACACGAATAAACGGGCTATATGAAACATCTAATTCTGAGCATTTTTCGGGAAATCTTTCCCGTGCCCAATCACGAAAAGCAATCCTTTGCTGATACATTCCGCTAATGTTTATATTCCCAGCTTCTGAAAAACTTAATCCCTCAAACTCTGTAAGGCGTTCAGACTTGTCATTCATAATAGTGTGTAACCCTACTCTTGTATCCCATTCCTGCAAATACATTTTGCGCATATTCATAAGTACATCTAAGCCCTTTCCGACGTCACCGCTAATCACTGGTACCCCGTTTATTCCGTTTAGGTCTTTGTCAACTATATACCATGTTTTTGGGTCGTTTTCGTTCATAATGTTATCCACTGTACTTTTCAATGCTTGAGTACCGCTAAATAATGTAGGTCTCCTCATTTGCCGGTGGATATAGTCAATAGTTCTCTCGATTTTTGCTAACCTTTCGGCGATAGTAGTAGCCACATTAAATACTGGCAATCCTGTGTTACTATTCCAACAATAAATAAATTCATCGTCATACAACAATTTACCAGTTAATCCTTTATCAGTTGCAATATTAACGGTTCTTACTGTAACTGGCTGAAAATAATCGTCCCACGTTACCATTACATATCGTGAAGCTTTTATTATTCCTTCATCCTCATATAAAACAAAACTTCCGTTTGCCATAAGCATATATTCTAAAATAAAGGAGGTGATACCGTCTGGCAAACCTTTCCAAACAAACAACGACATTAAATCTTCAATAAATTTATCAATATAATATGCCCATATTCTATCATTGTCCAAGTCAATTTGTATCTTACTTGCTTGCTTGTCACTTAAATAAAAAGTAGTACACTTCGATATATTGCTTCGTGTCGTTAATTCGTCAAGTGTTTTCATTGCTTATCACCTCATTTTCCATATAGTTTGTTTTTACTTTTTGCAAATCGGTATGCAATAGAGTTACACCAGCACTTACTCTAGCAATGATTTTGTTAAGATACGTTGAAGGTATATTTCCAGTTATATTTGGGTCTATAGCCTTAACGTAATTAAACATTGAATGAGTAGTTAAGTTTGGAACTTTGTATCTCATAACTCTATAACCGTAACGAGTAAAATAGTCGTCAATTATCATTGCTTCCTGTTTAGTTATCGTTCTAGAACGTGACCTGAAATCAGCTCTACCATTGGCGAACCCTGCATGTCCAGATGTATTCCCTCTTGCGCTATCTGGCATACGTTGAGCACTAATATTTTGTGATAAAATGCTTGATGCTGTTGAAGCTCCAGAAGCCAATCCACCAGCTAACCCTGTAGCCATTATACCCCCCATTGAAACTCCAGATATAGGTGATGCCATTACGGCTGTTGATGCACCTTTTACAAAACTTTCACCGATTTGGTACATAAATCTACCTTGGTTTTGAGCTAACCACGCTTTATAAGAATCAACTATAAACGCGCATTGTGGGAAATTATTTATAGATATCTTATACAAGTCGTTATTAGCCTCACCTAAATAATTGTTTGGAAATGCTTCGGCTTCCATGTTTATACCGAAAGAAAATTCAACAACCATTTCTAAGTTTCCTAAATATTCATACTTTAATTCGAGAGTTTGACCATTTCCATTACTAACTAAGCAATCAACATATGGATACGTAAATAACTTATTGTTTTTCGGGATATAACCGCCTAATGATGTTGGTCTTGACGGCAAATTAAATTTAAGCTGTTTAGGTATAGCGGAATCATTAAATAGTTTCTCAGGACACATATATAAACCTACGATAGCATCTTCTTTACCGTGCATTTGTTCTAAAATCTCCCTTGCACGTTGTGCGCCTTCATCACCTTTTCCACAATCCTCATATTCGACACCGTTAAAAATATTGCACGTTATTCTTTGATATACATTTCCTCCGTCTGGTTTTTCTGCATACCCTATAATAATATGATACTCAGCTGGGTTAAAGAAACCACTTCCAACCTCACTAACTGTCAGCATATCCTTTATAGATAAGTTTTCATCCTCTAAATGATTCCCTATTCCATCATCTGTTACATTTTCACGTTCTACCATCATGAGGTTCCATTCGATATTAAACATGTATGTCTGCCACTCGTCAATAGTATAATATACTAATGTTCTTCTTTCGTTTGTGTACTGGCAATCATCAACAAATGCATAAATTTCTTTTCCACCGTCTTCACCAAATGATAAATATGGCACATCCCTCATAGTATTTATATCAACATCCAACGCAATCACATTCATGTCCTTAATAGGTGTTACAACCGCTGAGCTTATTTTCCTAGATTCAAAATAAGATTTTTGTTCAGAACGAGATTGGAACCATCTAACATTATCGTTAGACGGTTGACAATCTACATTCCTGTATAAATTAGCAAACCACATTAAGCTTTTGCAATCGTGTATTCTACGGTTGTAGATGTAACACCTGCCTGTAATTTAATTGTGATTTTTGGTTGCGTTTCAGCGGCGTTAATAGTCAATAGACCGCTTGGAGTAATAGTTGTCCCAGAATGCACGCCGCTTGTAGTAATACTATAAGTGATAGGAGCTTGTCCCTCTACTAAAGAAGCCATTAACTGAACTGCTTCGCCTTTTTTAATAGTGGAGTGGTTTTGTGGCTGAACGAATCCAAATTTTGGTGCATTACCTCTAATCTGATAAGGTACAGATTTAGTAACAGGAGAACCACTGTTTCCAACCTCGATTGTTGCTGTTACAGTAATAACACTTGCCTGTTCGTTCTGACCTACATATAATAACCCCCAAGGCTGAATCTGAGTTTCTGGTGCTGTATTACCTGTAAGCGTATAATGCACCTGTTTATTATCTCCAGCAGTAACGGGAATAGAAATCATTTCCGTATCGCCTTTGTTAAGAATAGTATTAGAAGCTGGTTTAAAATCTCCTAATTCTGATGGAGTAATAGTGGATGATTTAAAAGCAATTACAGGATAAACAATAGAAGATGAATAAGTTTCATGAACGTGCAAGAAGTGAGTATCACCCATAACAGCTCCGTTATGATTGAAGTCGCTTGCGTATAAATTAACGTAACATCTAAATGCATTGATATCACCCATTAAGATTTCAACGTTTTCTCCTAGGTCAACCCATGTAGGGACAGTTAACGTATGGTTAGCAATAAACTCGGTTTCCTGCATATGGTAAGATGTTGCTAATACCTTAACGCTCTGGAATGCCTTTGCGCTGTTCTTCATAATGATGAAAATATTTTCTGGAGATACCTCTCTTGTGAAACCTGCCACATTAAATTTATCACTCGGGAATAATAAATCTAACCCCCACTGACGAACAAGAACCGTTGTATCCTCGGCATGTTCTTTTGTATCGAAACCTGGAATTTCAACATAATATGCAATGTTTTCGGCAACATATTTAAACAAATTCCAGAACCAATAGTTACGGTCAATTTTGTTTGACTCAGCCGCTACAGCAAACTGCATATCCAAAAATCTTCTAAATGCCTGCTCGCTACTAAATGCACGTTTAGCCATTTCTGGGTTAACAGTTAAAGAATAACGCTCTTTTCTGTTTGGAGTATGGAACATTTCCAAGTATTTTGGAATATACTGTTTCAGTGCGTCCTGCCACTGGATTTCTGGATTGTATTTCACAGGCTTAATTTTGTCCATTTCGATTTCGTCAACTGCTCCACCGATTGACAAATAGTCACGCATAAGCGCGCCGTATTTATCGGTTGCTACAGCGTATCCCATTTCATACAGTCCTACTTTGTTAAAAAGTGTATAATAAACCTGGTTTCTCCAACCATCATTTGAATTGATAATCTGACCAATCTGACCGAATGTTGAAGAATCAATAGTAGTATCACCAATAGCTTTCATAAGCTCTGGGTTATTAACTTCTCTTACTGCTAAGTTTAAAAGCTCAGCGCCTGACATTTTTCCAACCTCGTTAATATCTGGCATTTTTGATAATCTTGACATAAAATCTCCTCTCATTCTTTGTAAAAATAATCTTCTAGTGATTTAAAATCTTTTTCCATTTTATCTTCGACAAATCCCGCGCGATTAACATCTGACAATCTGTCAACACGTTTCTTCCACACATCAATGTCTTTAGATAGTTTGGAAATCTGCTCATCTCTTTCGGCTACATCAGCACGCAAATTCTCGTTATCAGCTGTTAAAGTTTCAATAGTCGTTAATGCTTCGCCATCACGGGCGCTCATAGTGTCAATAGCTGATTCTCTTTCGTTCTCGTCTTCCATAGCCAAAATACCATAAATTTCTTCTTTGGTCACGTTACCACTCCTTTCATATATATATTATAGCATAAAATAACAAAAAAGTAAATATGTTTATTGACAAATAATATAAAATGATTTATAATAAAATTAGGTGATATATTTAAGTCACATAATACTGAAGCTTTATCCACGCATAAGGATATCGCATGAATATGCTCGGCGGAGCGATTATTGACAATATATTAACCAACTTTATATAGTAGGCTCTCAGCAATGGAAATATAAATCCATTTTGAGCCTATTTTTATTTTTGAATTTAGTATTGACAAAATATATGATATATGGTATACTTAATATGTCCAAGGATGGACGGTGTACTTTTCATTTCTATTTGTCTC